AGGTGGTGAAAGTATCCCAACTATTGGTAGGTTGTTTAAATGTCTCCAAATTGGTCCAAATTTAGGGGGAGCAGGAACTTGTTATGACGTAGAATATAATAACGATACTACTGTTAGTGGAACCGTAGAAGTATCATCTATTACGGGAGCTTTACCCACAGGAACAAACGCAATTGGTAGTGTAGTAGCAAGTAATCTTCCGCTTATAACACAAGCAGGAACAGAAGGCGTTTTTTGTAAAGTATCGGCAACTTATTTAGGGGACAGTACAACGCAAGATAGTAGTATTGTGTGTTATGCTACACAGGGACCAGATAATTTAGTTAGACTTCAAATTGCTGACCCGAGTGATATACCTAGCGGTGATTTACGAGAATTGCGAACAACTGATAATTCGGGAAATATTTTACTAGCATCAATAGATGGAAAAATAACAGCATGTAATACGGGGGCAGTAGTAATATCAAGCGGAACCGTAACAACCACAGAAAATCCTTCGTTGGTTATTTCCCTCTCGGGTTTAAGTGCTACAACTCAACAAATAAAAGCGTCAGCAGGTTCGCTACAAAGTATTTCAATAACTTATGACCATACCTCAACAATTGCTTATGTAAAAATATATGATGCTTTAACGGCAAACGGCACAGATACTCCAAAATTAACTCTGCCTGTCGTCTATAATACAACAGTTCAATTTGAAACTCATAACATACAATTTAGCACAGGTATTTGTATTAGGGCAGTAGATACATATACGAATGGAATAACAAATCCAGCAGGAACAGTTTATGCGACCTGCTTTTATGTTTGATAATTTACAAATGGTTTTTAGTAGTAAGAGAGATTAATGTATATTTATTTAGCAATAAATAAATGAATTAAATTTAGGATATAAATTTAATTTATTTCTATAATATATAAAATGGGTATTGAAGAAATTATCGAAGAAGAGATTTTTGTGTGTAATGTTTGTCTAATCCAAACGAAAGACACCGAGACGGCTTTACGGCTGAAAGAAAAAGACGAAGATGAAACTTGTTCTTTATCTTACTGTGAAAAGTGTGTGAGTGATAATCCTGACCTTAAAGATAAACAGACCTATATGATTCGCATGCTAGTATCGGAAGCCCTGCTTAGATGTGATAAAGAAACACAAGAAGAAATTAAACAAGCCTTGATGAAAGACCAACCAACTCAATTTGAATACATTAAAGATTTATTTGGCTTGGATAGAAAGATAGAATTTAAAGATGAAGACGGTAATGTTTTGAAAACAGTTATTGAATAAAAAAGTATTTGAACTTTTCTTTTCTTATAATTTATTTAATTTGGTTTGAAAAGGAACCCAGTCCTTGTTAAAAATTTCGTCGTCTTCGTCGTCTTCGGGTTCGTCGTCTTCCTCGTCTTCACCACAATAAGGGCAAACGCCATCAACTAAATAGCAACCATTACAGCAAGACAAACATTGCGGTCGATTCCAACAAGACTCGCAAAGGCAATAATCTTCATACTCACCACCAGCAAACAACGGTTCGCCTTTTTTTATATTATTATTACAAACTTCACAGCATCGGATTTCATCATTAATAATTGAACTCATTTTTGTTATTTGTTCTTAGTTAGTTGGTAAAGAATAAAATTGAAAAAGCATTTCAATTTTTTTCACTTTTATTAAGAACCCGCAGAGAAATTTATTTGGCTTTCGATATATATTTACCCAGCGTCCGCCTGCCGGGCTTCCGGGCGCACAGAACTCCTCTATTTATACATAAATCTTCTATATGTATAGAGAAATAGAGGAAATTTATGTATAAATAGAGGAAATTTGTGTATATATACATATATTTTCTCTATTTATATGGAAAATAAACATAAAAATCGATTTTTATGTTTATTTTCCATATAAATTTATCTTTTCTGTGTGTTTATACATAAATTTTCTTTATTTTCGCATATATTTAATCTATTTCTATGTAAATAAAGAAGATTTATGTATAAATAGAGGAGTTCTGTGCGCCGGAAGCCCGGCAGGCGGACGCCCAAGGCAGTTACTTATATTTCCCTTTTAACATATCACTATATTCTCGTTCTCCTATTTTATATAATTTTATATAATTCTTTTGTGTATTTTTTTTATTATAATAAATAATAGCATCTTCATACGTATCTATAAAAGTATAATGTTTATTATCTTCATCTTCATATATTACACAGAATAAATATTTATCTTCCTTCTCACCTATCCATCTTAAAGTATTTTCATTCAAACTCATTCTTACAGTTATAACATTATAAGCTTATTTATTTCATTTCAATTTTATAATTTTATCAGGCACTTGCCTTTCAAAGGATTAAAGAAATCATATGTAGTTAGTGTGGGCTGTTTCCTTTCTATGAGTGTAAGTTTATTAATAGGAATATAATAATACTGCTTGATAGTATCTACTATATCTTCTCTTTGGTTTCTTATAAAAGGACTATTGGGAAATGTATCGAAGAGAGATTTATCATATTTAATATAATAAATTCCATCTATAAAATTAAAAATAAATATCTGAGTCTTATTTGTTTCTAATATTTTATTTGCTCCTATTATCGTATCATTAAAGGCGTTGTGTTTATTTGTTCGGGACTTGATTTCATACAAGGTCGTTTCACTAGCTCCATCCCACTTCTCATATTTATTTGTTGATTTAGAAATACTTTCTTTAAAATACTTTTCAAGAATAGGCAAGATTAAATTTTCTTCATTTAAACCAAAAGAATTATCTTGTTTGTAATTTCTCAACATTTATATTTAGACATATTTTAAATTTGCTAAACAAACTAATTAAATTTATTTATACATAAATAAAATATATGTATAGATTATAAAAAGATGGAAGGAGAGATTACAAAAATTATTCACGATAAGAAAAGCGATTTATCACCGATGTCTATAAAGACTTACGCAAACAGTATTAATAAAGTTCTAGAACTTATTAAATCCAAATCTCTCAATGATTTGTTTTTAAAGCATAAAGAAATTGTGAGTGTTCTAGCTTCGCATTATGATAAGCCCAATACCCGCAAGACTAAACTAGCGTCTGTTATTGTTTTTCTTCGCTGTATTCTTAACGAGCAGAACAAGAAACAAATTGATTTGGCGTTGGCTGATTATGGGAAGGTTATTGAAACTTTAACTGGCGATGTTAAAAATGGTTTGCTTGATGGTGAGAAGTCTGAGAAGCAAAAGACCAACTGGATTACCAAGCAAGAAGCCGAGACGGTAGAACAGCATTTGAAGCAAGCCGTACCTGCCGAGGTGAAGACCCCGAAGGATTTGATGAATTTTCGGAACTACGTATTATTCAGTTTATATCAGGATATTCCGACCCGTAATGAAATGGCTGATACGAAAATCGTTTTCAAACCAACCAAGAAAGACGAGGGGTCGCTGAGCGACGAATACAATTATATTATTTTGGATAAGAAGAACAAGACGGCTACATACGTCTTAAATACTTACAAGACGAGTAAGGTATATGGGAAGAAGACCATTACTCTGAATGGGTCGCTTTACCCTCTACTGACCCAATACAAATCGGCAGTAGATAAATTCAACGGGGATTCCCATTTTGCGTTCTTGAATAATTCGGCTGATGCTAAGCTGACTCGTAACCGTTTGGGGGTTATTTATTCCGGACTCGGCGCAGTTGTTGGGAAGAAGCTAGGCACTTCACTGAATCGGCATATTGCGATTAGTGACCTTGTTCCCCTAGACAAGATGAAAGCCTTGGCTAATAAAATGGGCAACAGTTTGGAAGAACAAGTCGGCGTGTATGCGAAGGTATAATCGCTCTATAATTTTTTATCTTGTTATATATTATGTTGGAGTTTTATGTAGGTTTTGTTGTTATGTGGATTTTAGAAGTTTTGAAAGCGAAACGTTTATAATAAATTATCTCTCTTTATTATAAATGCCTTATGTGATTATTCAACTCCCGAATAAAAAATTTACAGTAATGAATCGTGTTTCAGGACACCAGTTCAGTAAGGGTTCTACCAAACAAAAAGCTCTCGCACAGATGCGGTTACTCCAAGCAAAGGCTAGGAAGCTAGAAGGCGGTTCAATGTCGGGCGGGACTGCGGGGGATAGTTTGTTATACAAATCAATGAGTGATAAGGATTTACACGAATATTTCCCACACGCAAAAGTTTTAAAGTATAGTGAGATTCCGCGTGAAGTTCCAGCTGACGAGTTTTTAAAAAAGGTGGGCGATGTTGTATATATATTATACGAAGCCGAAGAAAATTCAGGTCACTGGGTTAGTCTTGCTAGGAGTTCTGATGCTTTTTATTATTTTGATTCGTATGGAAATAAGCCTGATGTTCCTCTATCTTGGAATAGTGATGAAACAAACGCTAGATTGGGTCAGTCCTACCCAACATTAACAAAGATGTTTTTTTTAACTAAACAACCCGTTTATTGGAACGATTATGATTATCAAGATAAAAAGGATTTCGATATGGCTACTTGCGGACGCTGGGCGACTTCATTCCTGATTCATTTTAAAAAGTATGGCGGGACGCTCAGCTCGTTCAATAAAGAAGTTGTTTCTAAATCTAAGGAGAGAAAATTACCCTTGGATAATCTTATTTCTACTATCATCACAAAGTAAGGCTTTTCTTTTTATAATCGGAGAACTTTCGGTTTGGGTTTCTGTCGGAACAGGCGCTAGTAGTGTATTAAAAATAGGTGTTTCAAACGGCGGGGTGGGTGGTTCATTTTCTTTCTTTACACAATCACTTTTTATACACAGGCATTCACAGTTACGTAGATGAAGCTGATGTATAATATAGCCTAGCGCTGTACTAATGGCTACAATTAATGACGATACAGCTAATAAATCCATATCCATTCTATATACATATAAATTATTTTATTTATATGTATCTTTTTCTAAAAGGTTGGTTTAATGAAGGCGGTCTTCGAGGGCGCCCATATCCTTGTGACGCTTACCACCCGAGTAACCCTTGCCTTTATTTTCCTGAAAATCTTTAATACCTTGGGAAAGCAATTCCAAACCAGCGGGAGCTAGACGACCTACCGTTCCCATCAAACGAGAAAAGAAGGACGGCGTTTCACCACCACCAACCATACGAAGAGCAGAGCTGTATGCGTGAGCCTGAGTGCGGGATGCTTCCAACACGTCACTCTTGGTAAGAATACCTAAATACGAACTTGCCACCCCCCTTTCTAAACTGAACACACCTGAGTTCTGAATCATCGTCAGGATTTGGTAGTCGCCTTGATTTAAAGCCACACCCGACTGGTTATAAACTCTAAGATTGAATTGGAGCTGAAAGTTTCCAAGCGAACCCGGAGCGTAATAATCGTCTTTTAGTTCAATATCTTTTCCGAACTCCAAGCAGAGAACCGACCCACACGTTGGGACGGTTACTAAACCAGCGTTCAAAGCAGTAGCACCACCTACAAAAGGACTTGCTTGGGCTGTCCCGGAAAATTCCAACCAGTTGAGATTGACTCCATTTTCGACGGACATACGGTATAAATCCTGTTGAGTAGCCGAACTGAGCAGACCCGAAGAGTTGTTCCAGTTAATACTAATTCCTTGAATCACAAGCCAAGCATCCGAATCAGAATTAAGCCTAGAACCCATCGGCTTACCCACTGAAATATATATCTTATCGGGAATTTGGTTAAGTTGAAGCGACTGAGACGAGATAGTGACTGACGACGTAATACCAATAGCGGGAGCAGGAGTGATATAACGAGGCAGTTCGTAATAGGGCATAACGTTGCGTGAAGGCATCAAATCAGACGGGTGAGGTGTCAAAAATTGAAGAAGAAGTGTCGCAGTGGAAACCTGTGAAAGAGTAACCGAAGGCAGAACGACACCAGCACCCACAGTAAAACGATTTGCTAAAATTCCACCAAACCGAACAGCTGTATTTGCTACATTCGACAAGTTATAGACGGCATTCAGATTTTGGATTCCGTACATACCCTGCGAGTCATCACCAGCAAATGTCCAAGGGGATAGTAAAACGGGTTCAGTAACAGTTATTTGAACAAAAACCGTTCGGGATGCTCCACTACCAGCATTATAATTTGCGCCTGATATAAATGAACCCGTAGATAAAATAGAAACAGGAAAAGCACCACGAGTAAGCAAGTCATTATCTAACGACATACCAAAAAAGGCAGAAGCGGGGTTATTTAAATAAGACCCACCTGATGTTGAATAACCTGATTGATAATTGGGAGCATTGAAATAACTATCAAACATCGTAGGAGTAGTCCCATTATAACGAGACAACCAACGTTTGTCGTGAATACGGCAAATTATTGCTAAAATATCACGAGTGTTTTGGGAGACGGTATTGTTGTTAATCGTCCATTGGGTGCTATTCACACACTGATGGAAGGGAAACGGTCCAAAAGAATCTACACCACCATAGTTAAACAAATAATTTACACCTGTTTGAGCATCAGATGGTGCTGTTGCTGTTTGGGTAGTAGCACCTGTAATATTAAATACCATTGTGGCTTCAATCAGAGCATTTCGGCTAATAACTGTTTCTTGGGACGGGACCGCAATGTTAAAGTTGATGTTGGAGGTAAATGGACCGCTTCCAACAGCTGGGAAACGGGAGCAAGTCATATTAGACCCACCCTTCACAACGGCGTATTTGACGGAATCAGTAACCATAAGACGATTGTCCTTGACGAGAACCTTTTTAAAATCTTGCGACATCTTTTATAATATACTATACTATTTTATTTTGTCTAAACCTTTTTATAAAATTTTGTTTAAAATTTAAAATAACGCCTTATATTATACTAAATGTCCTCCTCCCCCGACCATATATACTTAGATTTGGAAATTGTAAATAATGATAGGCAAGGCTCTCAGATAAAAACCAATCTTCAATTTAGCGAGAACAGAACCAACCCTATTCTAGATAATCCCTCTAACTACGAGATGTCCGTCGTTCGTTTTGAAGTGGATACTCCTGCTGTAACTCTTCCTATATTTATCCCTTTGGTGGATGTGGATGGGGTCAATAATGACCTAAATAAAACCGCCTACACCGTCTCTATGGCTCAAATATCGGGGTCTTCTTTGACTAACCTAGCAACGGCTAATGTTGTATGGAGTCCCGAGGATAAAACCGCTACACTTCCTAAAAATGGCGGTGTTCTTACTCCTACTCCTTACATCACTTCACAAGACATCACCACCGGATATTACAACTGTTACAACGTCAAGTGGTGGCTCTCGTGCGTTAATGCTACGCTAGATAGTGTTTGGAAGCAAGTCTCAGGCGCTACGACTAGTAATAATTCGCCGAGTTTAGTTGTGGATGACGGAACCAACTTGATTACCCTCTTAACCCCGTTTTCCCAATCTCCTACACCGATAAATTTTGCGGTCAGCGAGGATAAAGTTAATGGGTCGGGCTTACCCATTTATTTATCAACGAATAGTAACCCGCCCGTTCAATACGTGCTGTTTTTTAATTAACTTTTGTTTAATTTGTTCTCAGGACTCCCCTCGGTTTATTACGGAAATACACTTGCTCCTAAATCCATCTTTGTTAATAACGCTGATAATGCGACGGTTCAGGCTCAACCCAATCTTTTGGCTTACTTTATCCAGCCCATAAACTACGGGAACTATAATATCATTCCAACTATACCGCCGGGCGGGTCAGCCCCTTTTTATTGGGTCACTACGACCAGTGAATACAGTCCTGTGCCGATGTGGTCGCCTATAATGTCTCTACAATTTTCCAGCACGCTTATCCCACGATTACTATCCTATACCACTGCTGATATTCCTTATAATAGTTTAACTGCGAGTGGGTTTGTGAGTTCAGGCAACAATTCACAAATTACAGATATGATTACGGATATTGAAGTGGGTCTGACTACGGGCAGTGAATATAAACCGAGTGTTCTTTATATCCCTAAGGGCGAATATCGGCTTATAGATTTACAAGGCAATCAAGCGATATACAATACGGATTTTAGAATTAGCTGGAAGACTCAATACGGGCAAGTTATAGCTTTTAGACTTGGGTCACAATGTGGCGCTAATTTAAAAATCTTATTTAGAAGGAAACGATTTGATTTATTAAATCTTCCGCCTTACGATACAAACTAGAAAATTTAAAATAATGCCTTATATTATACTAAATGTCTTCCGCACCTGATAATAATTATTTAGATTTGGAAATTGTAAATAATGATAAACAAGGGTCACAAATTAAAACCAATCTTCAATTTAATGAGAACAGAACCAATCCCGTTTTAGATAATCCTTCTAACTACGAGATGTCCGTCGTTCGGTTTGAAATCGATACTCCTGCTGTATCCCTCCCAATATTTATACCTTTGGTGGATGTGGATGGGACTAACGGCGACCTAAATCAGACTGCCTATACCGTCTCTATGGCTCAAATAGCGGGGTCTTCTTTGACTAACCTGAAAACGGCTAATGTTGAATGGAATCCCGAGGATAAAACCGCTACACTTCCTAAAAATTCTACTCTTCCGAGTGAAATAGGACCCGTAATACAAACTTTTCCTATCTCTGAATTTATAACGAGTGTCCAGGATGACAACCCCATAAATACTTGGGTTCTTAATAATCAAGAATTTATTGATGGAAAAATTGTGGGTTTTGTTGTTGATTATACTAATCCTTTTTGGTATAATTTACAGGAAAATCAATTAACGGGTTATTATATAACTTATACTGGAACTGACTTAGCAATTCAACCTCTTAAAATTTTAACTAATACACAAGTCTTAAATACGGGTCTTCCTTATTATAAAGTATTTTTTTTTTTAGATGAACCTTTATATACTCCTACAAGACCTCCTCCGCTTTATGGATTCTTTAATTATACTTTTGCTGGAAATTTTCAATTAAATTCGCCAGTTCCTATCCCTTACATCACTTCGCAAGACATCACCACCGGATATTACAACTGTTACAACGTCAAGTGGTGGTTGTCTTGCGTTAATGCTACGCTAGATAGTGTTTGGAGGCAAGTCTCAGGCGCTACGACTAGTAATAATTCACCGAGTTTAGTTGTGGATGACGGAACCAATTTGATTACCCTCTTAACCCCGTTTTCCCAAGGGACAAATCCGATAAATTTCGCCGTCAGTGAAGATAAAGCGACTGGGTCGGGCTTTCCTATTTATTTATCAACGAATAGTAATCCACCCGTTCAATACGTGCTGTTTTTTAATGAACTTTTATTTAATTTGTTCTCAGGATTCCCGTCAGTTTATTACGGAAATACACTTGCTTCTAAATCCATCTTTGTTAATCTAGTTGATAATGAGACGGTTCGTATCCAACCCAATCTTTTGGCTTACTTTATCCAGCCCATAAATTACAGTAATTTTAATATCATTCAAACACCCCCCGTTTCTCCCGCCCCTCTTTATTGGGTCACTACGACTAGTGAATACAGTCCTGTGCCGTTGTGGTGTCCTATAATGTCTCTACAAATATCCAGTACCCTTATTCCAAGATTATTATCCTATACAACTGCTTCTATCCCGTATAATAGTTTAAATGCGAGTGGGTTTGTGAGTTCAGGCAACAATTCAGAGATTAGTGATATGATTACGGATATTGAAGTAGGTCTGACTACGGGCAGTGAATATAAACCCAGTGTTCTTTATATCCCTAAGGGCGAATATCGTTTTATAGAACTACACGGGAGTCAGCCACTATACAATATAGATTTTAGAATTAGCTGGAAGACCCAATATGGTCAAGTTGTAGCTTTTAGACTTGGTTCGCAATGTGGCGCTAATTTAAAAATCTTATTTAGACGGAAACGATTTGATTTATTAAATCTTCCGCCTTACGATACAAATTAATTTATTACTAGTATTATTTATTATATGTTATATAATATATAAGAATGTCCTCAGCACCCGACCACGTATATTTAGATTTATTTACTATAAATAATGATACAACTGGAAGTGCTATAAAAACGAACCTTAAATTTACAGAGACTAGAACAAAAAGTATATTGGATAATCCGTCTAATTATTTCTTGTCTGTTGTTCGTTTTGAAGTCGATACTCCTGCTGTTTCTCTCCCTATTTTTATTCCTGCTTTAAATATTGACGGTAGTAACAACAACCCAAACCAAACGTGTTATAAAGTGACTATGGGTGTTCCTAGTGGGACGACATTAACAAATGTTAAATCTGTCTATGTCCAGTGGGTGCCCGAAGACCAAACGGCTCCGCCTCCTGCTAATAAAATAACGGCTGGTTACATCAGTTCGCAAGATATTACAACTGGATATTACAACTGTTACAACGTCAAGTGGTGGTTGTCTTGTGTGAATAAAGCTATTTCCGATTGTTGGAATTTAATATATGCGGGAGGAACTCCACCTACTGCCCCGCCGTTGTTGGTTAGTGATGCCGGAACTAACCAAATTACATTATTAACGCCTGTCGGTTCAGTCGTCGGTTCAACCGTAAATTTCGCACAGAGTGAATATTCCATCACATCACCCGCAAATAATCCGACTTATATTGGAGTAGGAAGTAATCCCGCCGTAACTCACTCGATGTTTTTTAACGAACCTTTGTTTAATTTGTTCTCAGGATTTCCATCAGTTTATTATGGGAATACTTTAACCTCAGCAAATTTTGATGGTGGGTCGATTGCTACGATTAACGGAAATTATTGGTGGTTTAATTATTATGTTCTACCCATTAATTTTCAGAATAAAAATTTAATCACAATAGCTCCCGTTGTTGGGGCATCTTCTAATTGGATTACAACGGGAAGTGAATATAGTCCGGTTCCGATGTGGAACCCAATTTCGTCGCTTGTATTTACGTCAGGACTTCTTCCGATTACTTTATCTTTTACGTCAGTCCCAACTGTATCCAACAGTAGCAGATTCGACGAAACATATACCAATTCAGGAAATAACGCACAGATTAGTAATATGTTGAGTGATATTCAGGTTGGTTTAGTATCAGGAAGTGAATATAAGCCGAGTGTTCTTTATGTCCCCGCTGGCGAATATCGCTTAATCGATATGAATGGAAACAGCCCGATATTTCAAGCATCATTTAGTATTGCTTGGAAAACAAAATTTGGTCAAGTTATAGCATTTAAATTAGGCGCCCAATGTGGAGCCAATATGAAAATATTATTTAGACGAAAAAGATTTAATTTGGGGAATTTACCGCCTTATGATACTAATTAACCCAATTCCGCTTGAAATCGGATTTTAGTGATTTTTATTTTTATATAATGGTATTATATAAGAATGCCGTATGATACTCCGTATAATAGAATGATTGCGAGAAATCAACAACAGACCGACGAAGAATACGCCGATTATCACGCTTACAGTAACCAAAATTATTTACGAGAAGGGAGTATGGGCGATGCCCGCGGGAATATCCGCTTGTTCCCGAAAATGGTTCAACGGGAATATTATACGCCTATCGACTATTCAGGCGGAATTACTCATCGTAATATGGAAGGTAATGGCGGTCCGCTAGGACGACAGTTTAACTCAATAGCCTTAGGCGAAGATACACGCCGACAACATAATAAATCTGCTATGTATGCTCCGGTTCGTCCTATCGGAAGTGGGTCTAGCGGTGGTATGCGATACGCCCGAGAAGACGACCGCCACTATTCATCTAGCGATAGTGATTCTAGTGATGATGAGGAAATGTCGGGTTGCGGTGTTCCGGGTCACAGAAAACTCTTGAAACATTTATCCAAGATGAAATTACCCAAAGACGTTCATAATGAAGTTTGTGAGTGGTTAGAGGATATGGAAAAATCTGGACGTGGGTTAGAAGGACGAGGTGGCGTGTGGGACTGGATTAAAGGCGCCGTCTCAAAAGTAGGAAATTTTGTTAAGCCTATCGCACAAGTTGCGATGCCGTTAATAAAAACATTTACTCCTTATGGGAAAATTATTGGAGCAGTAAGTGAAGGAGCGAAAGCTTTAATCCCCGGAGCTGAGGAAAAGCTTGCTGAATATGGGTTGGGTTATAGAGGAAACGGCGTAGTGGTTGTCCCATCTCCTGAACGAGGAAATAGTCTTTCTGACGTAAGAAGTATTGGAAATGGATTTTTTGATAAATTGGACCCAAATTATAGAAAAAAGCAAATTGAAAAACAAATGAATGAAAATAAAGCTAAGATAAATGAGATGAGTAAAAATAATTTAGCTAATATGACACAAGGAGATATAAATAATAGACGAGCACAAATGAAGAAACAGGAACAGATAGATAATATAAATAGTGAAGGTCTAACGAAATTTAACCCAACCAAAGAGGATTTTGACGCTTTAAGAAAAAGCCAAGATGAAAGGATTAAAGCTCTTGGAAGTGGAATTTTAAGTGGTGTTTATAAAAAATTTCAAGAAAATTCGGAAAGAGACCATCCTGAGTTAAAAAGAAAAAGAGAAGAGAAGGAAAAAGCAGAAGCTGATAAAAAATCTGCTAGATTAAAACCATTATCCTTTCAAATGCCTGCTTCAACTGGAAGTGGATTTTTAGACTATGACCTTAAAGCTATGAAAGCTTTAAAAGAAAAGAAGGAAAAAATGGAAAAAATGGAAGCTGATAAAAAAAAACCATTACCAACTCTTGCTTCTTATGGATTTGGAAGTGGAGCTTCGGGTGGAGCACATCAGTTTTTAGAGACCAACGAAAATCCTTTGATTGGTGTCCCAATGAGAAAGCCCGGGTTTATGAAATCTAGTGGTCTTCGTTTTGAGGGTTCTTCCTTAGGTGCGGGTGCTTTACATATTACACATACGGGTGGGAAGAAGCGAGGGCGACCAAGGAAAGTTGGCGGGTCAGTTATGGGTGGTCCGTCCAACGACCCAGTCAATCGGGGCAAAATCACAGGTGGTCGCAAACGCAAAACTGGGTCAGCTTTGTTTAAAAAAAAGGGAACGTTTCCGCTTGAAACCAAACCCGGGGAACCCCTTACAGAAACTCAAATTGTTACTAATGGGAAATTGGGGCAAGGTCGTCGCAAGAAAGGCGGGGCTGATAATGGAGCAAAACCAGACCCCATATCTCCATTATACCGTAAGGGAGCAGTAAAAGAGAAGAAAGTTCCTGTTACTACTGATTCATCTTACGTTCCATTTAATCCTGCGCCCGAAACATATGTTGATATGTCTGACTCTGTTCGTCTTACTGCTCAACCCACTGCTAAACCCAAAAAGAAAAAATCTCCTTCTCCTCCTCCTCGTCCTCCAAAAACTCAACCAGGTGATATAGTATTTCCTCACCCCAATACGGTAAAATCGGGTACTGTTTCATCAGGTTTTGGAGCAAGTGGCGGGAAATTGAAGACACTTCTTCACAGTTCATCATTTAGTGGCGGGAAGAAAACGTCCCCTTGGATTCAGCATTGTAAAGCGTATGCTTCCGCCCACGGGGTTTCCTACAAACAGGCGATGAAAGATGCGAAAGCCAGTTACAGAAAATAAACAATTCCGCTTGTAGTCGGATTAAAATAAATATTGTTATAATGTATGTACGAAATTTTATCTTTTAAGCGACCCACGAATTTAAAATATAAAATACAAGTTGAATTATTAAACAAAGAAACAAATAAAATTAAGAAGATTAATTTCGGGTCGGCTGGAATGAACGACTATACACTCTATAACAAAAATGAAGGCAAAGCCGTAGCAGATAAACACAAGAAATTATATTTAGCTAGGCATAAAGAGCGGGAAGACTGGACTAAATCAGGCATAGAAACGCGAGGGTGGTGGGCTCGGTGGGTCTTGTGGTCACGCCCCACATTAGAAGAATCAATTAATTATCTTGTTAAGAAATTCAATTTAGAATACAATTAATTATATTAATAATATATATAATGAGTTTAAGAGATAGACAAATACGGGAGACTCTTGATGAGGATTTAAGAGCTTATAAAGAAGTTTATGTGCGTGAGCTTAAACAAGCCCGCTTATTTAACGAGAGTTACACTCCGCCTAACCGTTTTGAACGGCAAGTAGCCTTTCAGATTGATAAATATTTTATTGAATTTCAGCGAACACTTGACGAGATTATTAATTCTAATCAACCCGACCAAAAACCAATTAATGACGGAGGGGCAATTATTCAAATATATAGTGAATTAGTTTCCTATTTAGACAATTACACATCACGTAATACATTAAATCAACGGGATGTTGCGACAATTGAAGAGAAATTTGACGCATTACTGCCTTCATTATCCCAAGTAGTAAATATATCACAAGAACAAGAGTGGGTTGATAATGGCGTATTAGAAGAATTGTATAGTTTGGTTGAAGACCGAGTATATCTCCCCTTGAACGAAGCTCTTGCTAGATTGCCGACCCGTAAGCGTATGCTAGTGAATCGCCAAGGGTTTAATATTGTAGAAGACCGCAGAAGAGCCAAGCAAGAACAAGCCCTCGCCCTTAATCAAGCTGTCGCACGTGGGGCTGATTTTAGACGGGCTATGCGTGAAGGGGAAGCTCCGCCCGAGTATTTCCAAGGCGACTTCCCTTATGTCCCACCTGACCAAGAAGAAGACGAAGAACCCGTCCCAGTTAGTTTTCAACCCGCTTCGCAAACTCCGACCCGAAGACGAGCGGGTCCCAAGTCTAGTAACTTCTATAAAAAGTTTCGAGACGAAATTCAGGCTCAATCTATTCTTAAAAATAATATGGGTATGTTGGGCGATTTGGGCGAATTTGGAAAAATCCGTAAAATTGGAACATTACGAAATTTATTGAGTGATGTTTCCGGCTTTAAAAAGGGGTCACCCGAATACAAAGCCCTTATAGAAAAAATAGAAGCCGAACCTCAACAAGGGTACTTAGCCCAGCCCCAGCAAGACTTAGCCCTAGCCGAAGAACAACAGCAAGGCTTAGGCTTACCGAGTGCGATGCGACCAAAACAACATATTAGATTTGATATTACTGAGAAAGAAGGCAAAGGTCATAATGATATGAGCCGATTTGCTATACGAAGTGATGGGCGAGGATTAAGTGGTGGGTTTGGCGAGACGGAAGGTCAGATGGGCGGTCTGCCTCTCGGCATGCGGTCAGCATTACAACTCCGCCAAGTTGATAGGCAACCTGCCCCGAAACATTATGGGTCAGTCGGCACTCCCGAACAAGACTTGACGATAGAAAAACGTATGTTCTTCTTGAACCAACTTGAAAGCCATAAAGTTCGTGACGATGACGAAGAGAAAGATTTTAACAGTATAGCCAATTTACGTAAGATGATGGAGAAGCGTTTGAAGAAACGCAAGTAACATTTAGATTAAAAATAAAAATAGATTAAAAATAAATATATATATTAATATAATGGAAAATATTTTATTTAATGAAGACTGTTTTAATGTATTCTCTCAACTACCAACAGCATCTATTCAATTAATAGTGGTTGATTTGCCTTACGGACTGACGGCGTGTGATTGGGACGTGCGAATAGATTTGGAAAAAATGTGGGAACAATTAAAACGAATATTAAAACCGAACGGGCAATGTGTATTTTTCTGTACTACTAAATTTGGAAATTATCTCATCAATTCAAATCCAAAATGGTTTAAATATGATATTGTATGGGAGAAATCTAAAAGTGCTGGATTTTTAACAGCAAATAAACAACCCCTGAGAAATCACGAAATGATATATTTATTTCACAATCCAATAAAACAAAAAAATTTAAACTGGATTTATAATCCTCAAAAAACAGAAGGAATACCTTATTCAAGAAAAGTTCATCAAAGCAAAACAGATATATATGGTGATGTTAATAAAAAAGAATATATTTTTGAAAATATTACAGGGGACAAACATCCTCTATCTATTTTAAAAATAAAAAATCATAAAAATAAAAATGAAAAATTTTTTCATTCAACTCAAAAACCAGTAGAACTATGCGAATGGTTAATAAAAACTTATTCTAATGAAGGTGATTTAGTATTAGATTTTACGATGGGGAGTGGAAGCACTATTGTAGCGTGTATTAATACCAACCGGCGCTATATTGGAATAGAGAAAGATGAAAAGATTTTTAAATCAGCTGAAAAAAGAATAAAAGAGAGATAATAAAAAATAACTATATCGCCGAAGAGATATAGTTATTTCATTTTTTTATAATTTATTGTTCCGCTGTTTTTTTCCAAGACCCCCCCCTGAGGTTTTCCCCGGGCTTACTCCTTTGATTCAACCAAACGCTTACACTCTTTTTTGTGGTCTTTCCAGTCTGCCGTTTGATGTTCTTTACAGCAGTAAAAGACACTGCGACAAGCCCCGCATTTTTGAAGGTGAGGCGAGACTTTGGTACAAAAGTCACATACTTGCTTCATTTTTATACGTCCGTTGCTCTCCTTCGCCAATTTTTTTATTTCCTTTTTTTTAATATTTGATATAAACCCACACGAAAGTTTGAAACTATTGCCGATTTTTTTAGTAATTATCGCTACAAACTGATAATTCGCTTTCAAAAACAAACTCATTTTTTCGTCATTTAATATATCATTGATATGCGCTGTCACTACACCACCCCACATTCCAATCATCGCATCTCGGGCTTCTTCGCTGATTGCTTCACATCCATCAGTTCTACTCACAATAAACTCAGCACTGTCTGTAAATTTACCAAGGCGTATTGACGCCACAATTTCTTCGGCGACGATTCGAATTTCCTCAAACATTTTATTGTTTTGTTCTTGTTGTTGTTGATATGCTCCCAGACTAGTAGCGAAAAAGCATTTCAATTTTTTGAATAAATACGGGAAATTCATCTTCTTTTTTTAAACAATATTACACTACGTTCATTATCACTTATATCATCTATTACTTTTTTATAAGTTTCTTCGGTTGGTTGAGTTAGTTGGTCATCTTGGTTATATCCATCTGGTCCTACCATCGGGTAAAAATCTGCTAGTGTTGAAAATACTTTAAAATAAAATCGCATAGCTCTTAAATCGGTTGCGTCATCTACAATTCTTTTTTCGTTGTGTGCTAGGTGTGGAGGGAATACATTATATTCAAATACATAATGTTCCTTTTGGTAGTTGGGGTCTGTTTTATCAGGTCTAGATGGTCCAAATATTAAGGTTATTTGTGTAAAATTTATACCTTGATATTTAAGATATTCAAATAACAATTCAAATAAATAAGTTCCTATTCCTTTGCTTTGGTCTAACAGCTCAGTATTGATTGAATTAATAAATAATCTGTGATTTATCACAAACGTTTGTAAATGTAATCTTTTATGATATGACCCAACAGGATATAACTGTATATGCCGTCTTGGTTCTACAACACCAACCCTTCTTAAAGTGACGTGTTCGTCATCTCCCAAGTTAAATAATTTTCCTTCTAATTGTTGCGGTAATTGGCTGTCTTCTATTATTATATTTGGAAATATACCCCCACCTTTCATCACTTTTAATTTCTTTTGGAGTTTCTCTATACTTTCGTAGTGGGTCATTTACAATAGTAAAATATTATTTTTCTGAATCAGTCCTCCCAAGTTTCTTTAAGTAGTTTTAACAATATAATATAGTGGGTTATTCTCTCCTCCTATATTATATGTATGTTTATTTATGTTCTCGTAAGTTCTTTAACAAGCTATTTTGTTTAGAAATTTCATTTTATAATACACTTGATTATAGTGTTAAAAAAATTCATATAAAATTTATTAAAGAGAGATGGGGTGCTGTTTTAAAGGTTTTACAAATGTATTTACCTGCTCAGTTTGGTAGTTAGAGGGATGATGTTCCCTACCCCTTCCTTTTTAAGTTAATATTTTAAGTTAATACCCTTGAAGTTACAGAAGTTACAGAAAAGTTACAGAAGTTACAGAAATACGGAAGTAGAACAAGTTCCCTTACGGGGAAAATAAAAAAAAAAAATAAAAAAAAAATCAACTGTAAAATATTTTACAGTTGATAAAAAAAATAATAAAAAAAATAAAAGTCCCCCGGTAGGGGGACTTGTTCTACTTTCAAATTTCTGTAACTCTGTAACTTTTCTGTAACTTTCTATTCTTCGGTAATTTCGTCCTCACTTAATTTCTTAATACCAAACCAACCTCGCTTAGTAATTTTATTAACCTTTTTACTATCCTTCTTGACGTTACACAAATTATTCAAGATGGAAAACTTCTTCAAATCCCGAGATAATTTGGAAATAGAAACACCCTTTAACTTGCTTTTCATCCAATCTTCTATGACGATATTGCTAGTAAAATCAGTAGAACAATTCGTAATTTCAAATTCAGTTTTAAACTTTTTAATAAAATCCTCTTCCTCGTTGAAAGTATCATTCATACTTTCCTCTTGTTTATCTTTTATACTTTCTTCCAAATCATCTTTGGTCTCCATAAAAGTTTTATAAGCGTCCATTAAGAGCGTAAGAAACGCATACCGAAAGTTAAATGTAAGAATCTCGGCATCAAGCCCTTTATCCTTTTGTAACTCAAACACGTTAGAAGGCTCATCTTTATAAACTTTTTCATAAGGAATAGACCGTACTCGGTCACGTACAGCATCATCAAAAGGTTGGATTTTATCCAAATCATTAGCATAAACGATAGGTAAGAAGGAAATATTGAATTCAGTTTCATTACCACCGTGACCTCGGGCTACGACTTTATCACGCCCTCCTGAAACCATTTTCTTTAAAATTTCACCATTAATAACAGCATCAGGAGCAATTTCATTTGATGCGATGATACGGCAACCCGCCAACAACATTAACCAACGAAGAGCTTGGGCGTCGTCAGGATTCGCAAACTTTTTCATCGCCAAATTATTACCGTTGAAAGTACCGAAATAAGAACCAATTGATTTATCCATAGCCGTAGTGATAGTAGATTTACCGGTATTAGCATCACCAATACCGAAAAGAATTCGTTTCATAGCATCACCAGCCAGTCCCCTAGCTAAATTAAGAATATAATAATCAGCCATAGCTTCACCAAACGGGTCAATAAAGAGACGGCGTTTAACATCAGTCACATATTCAGCAAAGATAAAGGAATCGTCCCCTTTATTAACCGTTTCTGGAATTATAAAATCATAATCAATATGTTTAATGAAAATGATAGAATGGTCGTAATCCTTGTTTTTAAAAGTAAAGAATTTACCCTTATGAAAGTCATAGTAGCCATTTTTGAAAAGGATTTTACCTAGCGAAGATTTAAACATATCATTCGTCCATTCGTCATTAACATTCTTCACAATAATTTTATCAATTAATAAACCAGTAACAGCATCAGTAGCTTTTTTATTTTGTACGTAAGGGACGGGTTCATTATATTCATTTAAGCGTTCAATCCCCGAATTAGTGACGTAATGTCGTAAGGCTGATTTAATATTTTCAATTTTTTCAATCCAATAATATTCTTTTTTATAGTAAAGAACATCACGGGCATAAACCAAACGTTCTTTTATTTGAGTGTAAATAATATTACAAGCCTCCAAATCAGTTTGGGCTAAGAGTTTTGACTCATCAGCTAAGAGTTCTTCCCTCTTAGCTAGAAAGACTTGTTGCTTTTCTATTTTTCCACGCTCTTTAAGTTGTTCTTTAAGTTCTTTTTCTTGTTCTTTACGTTGTTCTTTAAGTTCTTTTTCTTGTTCTTTAAGGAGTTTTCGGTCAATATCAGGCGGAGGCGGTGTAAAGGTGATGTCGTAAAATTTGGTGATGGGTTTCAACTCAAACTTCATATCCCAGCCGTAGGTTTTAAGAATTCCATTCATCCAACTTAATACCCCCTCAACGCCATTTAAGGAGTGGTCGTCATCAATATATTCGTGAAATTTATCTACATTCTCTTTCCAAAGTTTGATGCCGTCAAATTCATATACAGCATTATAAACCCCCACAGGAAGGTCTTTCATAATACAGATTTGGCTTTTATCACATAAGCGAACAAGCACGCTTTCCACAATACGGAGTTCAAATTCTTGGAGGTAAGTAGAGAAGAAAGCCCCCGTAATATTATCCTCACCCTTTTCTTGTTTGATACGTTTAATGGTCTTAAACATTTCGGGATTTTTTTGAATGAAAAGCTGGGCGATAATATTAATTTGTTGGCGGTATTGCCGGACGATAAGAGGTTCAGGAAAGTCGGGAATATCATTCTCTTTCAACCACCCAGCAAACCCTCCAAAGAACGAAAGACGAATCATCAAAGATTTCACATCATCCCGGGAAGCTTTATCGCCCGAGGCTTTTATAATCATCTCAATAATAGATTCACGTTCATTACAATACCTATCAATAATTTCACAAGGGATAGGAATGCCTTGCCTACGACAAAGATTACGCACCACCTCGGGCTGAGCATTCGAGAGGTCAAAATCATAATAAGTATTGCGAATAAGCGTGTTACGGGTTTTCTTGGAAAGAGAAGTCAAGCCTAGGGATTTGGATGGGAAAACCCGCCCCCACTTATGCTTTGCCTTGATGTAATTAACTACAAACCCTCCTAATTTTTTATTGTAGAGAGATTGATAAGATTTTAATTGTTCCTTTTCATTCAAATATAATTGCGAAGCTAATTTTTGGGAATAATTATTACAATCCCATTTGTTCTTGATATAGTCACTATCTATCAATTGTTGAAGTTCGCTTGGGGATACGTACTCAACAAACTTTTTTGTAGCAATAAAGGACGCTTGGAGGGAAATCTCTAAATCAATGGGGAGGGGGGTCGCCATTTTATATATGTGTATATTATAATTTCTTTATATACTTTCTTTATATATCCCTAAATGTTTCAATTTTATAAAGAATAGAATATAAATATTTTGTAAGATATAAATATAAAGAAATGATATGATTTTAAATGCTAAGTGGTGCGTTTTGTTGGACGACTGTTTCAGTATTTGGAAGAGCATTTAAGAGTTCCTCTAATTTTTTTATTTGTGCCTTATAATAATCACGCTTGGTTGCGATTTTCATAGCTTCTCGGTCATCAGCATTATTCCAATATTTTACTTTTTCACGTAGGCATCTAAGCTCTTTATTGCGTTCATAAGAAGCTTTATTGGCTTTACGTTGGCTTTCGGTATAAGGCATTGCTATATATATATATAAAGAAGAAAAATCTTTATATATTTTTACAACTTTATAATTTAAATTGATTTATTCAAAAAATTGAAATGATTTTTCGGTTGTAAGCCAAGAGTAACTCAACAACAAGAACAAGATGAATACAGCTGTGGAATTTATACCGTTTAGTACTATGGATTTTGGAACAGAAGAGAATCCCAAATGTGGAATTTGTGGGTCAGCGGAACCCGCTTATTATAAAAATGGAGTCTTACAAGAAGATGTTATTTGTAAGACTTGTAATGAAAAATATGATTACGACGAAGATAAAGATGGATATACAGTCAATCCCGAAGAAGAATGCTGTGGCTGTATCGAATTCGGCGATGATGGTTGTAAATGTAAGTGTCATCTCGAAGATGAATCAACAACCCGAATATGCGGTGAGTGTAAGGAGGAGTTTTATATAGAATATGAACCCGATATTGATTTTTACGAATATTATAACGAAGTGGATAATATTTGTTATTGTGACGAGGACTGCTACAATAAGTGGAAGGAAAGCAAGGAGTGGGAACAGTCTTACGCCTGCGATGAAGTAATGACTAAAACTTATGTGATGGTGGATGAATGGTTGGATTGGTGGAATTATGTTGTAGAGTTTCATACTGAGGACGAACAAAAAGCTGTTTATAAAGAAAATAAAAATGGACGAACTTTGTTGCCCGATAAAAGACTCATAAATAATTATGATGATGATGAAAAGCAAGACAAAGTGCGACTAGTAGATTATGCGTATGAATTGAAAAAAAGCGAAGGATATGTAAGCTACTATTAATTAACGAAAACTACTTAAAGAAACAAAATTGAAAACTACTTAAAGAAAAAAAAGCCGGGTCACTCTGACTCATTTTTTTTAGTTGTAATAAACCAAAGAATATTTATTACCTTGTAAATCATTTGTATTCCAGTGAGTTAATTTTGCTCCGTTGAAAATAATTGGCGTGTGCTTAGCATCATAAATTGTATCTTCTATCACAATATTACAGCCTTGATAATCGCCGAATGAAATTAAAAGACTTTCACCTACATTATTGGAATCAAGATGTTTTGGACAAACCACATTATGGTTTAAATGGATAGATTTAAATGGAAAAGGACACACAATCTCTCCTAGTTTTAAAATTTCTTTATAAATTTCAGGCATTTTTTTAGAATAATAGGATAAACCAGTAATAGTACTACATCGTTTTGTAGTAGTTCCAAATGTAATAGCTCGGTGACCCTCTGTAAAACCTTTGCGGTTATTTGTAGAAGTCTTTTTGGGAATACAGCGTTTGGAAACTAAATCCAATAAAGGTTGAAAAATATCAGCAGAATAAGTTGTTAAAATTTTAACAGTATCCATTTTATATTATAATATAATAAAAAATGATTTAATCAAAAAATTGAAATGCTTTTTCGGTAGTAAGCCAAGAGCAATAACCAAGCAAACAAACAGAAACCAAAATGAGTTTTATATCGGACGAAACAAACGCCTCTATGCGTAAAGAACTGGAACTATGGGTAAGTATAATGTCGGGTGATAATATTGATTTAAAACGAGCGGTTTTCAATAAAAGCACCTTTGCGCTTAATATGTATTCTTTATTGCCCTCGGAAGTTGGAGAAAAAACGGCTCAGGAATTAAAAGAATGGTGGGGTGAAGCTAAAACAACCGTAGATATAAAAACAATAATTTGTTCGCCTATGAAAGTAGATGGAACTCCTCGTAATTGGTCGTGCGGGGAGTTCGGCAGTAGGTGGTGTGATGTTATTATCAATCGTCGCCTTGTTCGTATTTCATTTTCCAGCAGAAAATATAACACTATTCCTACCAATTTACCCGACAAAAATTATATCATTGAAATAGACCCAAGTGATAGTGAGGTAATGACCGACGAACAAATCAAAATAGATAAAAAAAGTAAAGTATGTATGGGGTGCGGGTATTTTGTCAAAACACTTAAAACAGAATGTTGTGGGGAACGATACTGTAATAAAGAGTGTTATGAAGAAGACCGAGAAAATCATTTAACCCGCTGTGCTATTGCTCGTGAAATGGTGGCGAAAAAACAAAAAAAGAAGGAAGAAAAAAAAGCCATCGCCCGTATGTTTGAAAATAACTTCTGTTGAATGGTTTAATCATCTTCACAATCAGGTTCCCACATTATCTTTTCCCCCATCATAACACAAGGGTAATTTTTATAAATCGTAACCCAACGAGAGTCGCTCTTCTTTGCTATTAACATATCTTTCTTGGAAATCCCACAATACTCGGTAAGTAAATATTTGATGCCGTGGGACGAACCGGAATGCGGGAAATAAGTAACTGTGTGGGCTTCGTTCAGAATACGGCGTGTATCCCGCCCAGCCGTAGCCAAGTGGTTGGTCATCAGTAACGAAATATTGAAATGTCTTCCAATTTCCAAGATTTGGTTGATAAGTTTAATCACAGCTTCCCGTATTTTTTTATCACTGATTACATCTACATCATCAGCAATCACACAACTGTCTTTAAAAGCTTCGGCTTCTAAGGGGTCGCTCCACATTTTATCGTCTAGTTTTATCCGTTTCAAGTTGGTGATTTTATCCAAGGTTTCGTCTTCCTTCAAAGAAGATAAGACAAAAATGGGTCGATTTTTGTAAGCTTTTTTATACTCTTTTAAATAATTAACAACGTAGGTTGATTTTCCTGACCCACTCGGTCCCGTAATATATAAAATATCCCGCTCTTTTGTCGTGTCAGGAACTTGTTGAAATTTTAAAGGGTCGGTTTTTGCTAAAATGATTTTACTGCGAACAGGAATTTCATTTTCTGTAATTTCTTCTCTGTTAGTAACAACAGTAATAACTTTTTTTCCGTATTTAGCTATTGGTCTTCCAAATCCACTATTGACTGATAAATTGCCTGAATCCATATTCTAATATATATAACAAGATAATAAAATAGTGACCCAAAAAACATTAGAAAATAATATATGTAGATTGTATAAATGTCGCACGCTGATAAGATTGAATCTCTCTTAAAAAAGATTGAACGAGAGAAAGAAATGAAAAAAGGAGACGGAGTAGGTCGTGATTTGGTAAAAACATTTTCATATTTGTTATATAAGCCAAAAGGCTGGAAGGCGCCACGAGTAGTCACGCCCTATCCCGAGGAAATGCCCCCGAAATCAACACTAGCGCAAATGGTAGAAGCCTCTTATGAACCGGCGCAAAAAGCCCCCGAAGAAATAGATGGATGGGAACTAATAAAATCAACTTCAACGCTGAAATTCTATAAGAAAGATAAAATTATAATCGTAGCTATTCGTGGGACGGCTGATGCGACCGATTTAAGAGCCGATTTTAATATTGCCTTTAATACTCTCCGCACAACAAAACGATATAATAATGATGTCAAAATAATGAGTGATGTTTATAAAGAATACAGCAAAGAAGGAGTGGATTTTTATGGAGTTTCGCACAGCTTGGGCGGGAGTTTGGCTGACGCATTTATAAAAGATGGATATATTAAACGGGCAGTCAGCTACAATCCAGCCGTAGAAAAAAGTGAGTTAGAGAGTGAAAAGAATTACCGAATTTATATGGAGAATGACCCGCTTTTTAATACGATGGGGCAGTATTCAAAGATTGGAGAAATCCGCAAACAAAATCGAGTAAGTAGATTGGATTCAGTCGCATCTGTTCAGTCTATAAAAGCTCATCTAATGTCTAATTTTAAAGGCGGGAAATTAATGGGTGGGGCAGACCAAGAACCTGAATATGAAGAATATGATGAAGATGAAGGAATAGACCATACTGAGGATGAAGAAGAAGAAGAAGAAGAAGAAGAAGAAGACGATGAAGCACTTGATTTAAGAATAACGACTTTAATGACCCATAACATAAACCAATTAATAGAGGAAGAAGGCGATGAATACACAGAACAAGAAGTAGAAGATATAATAATAAGTGATTTATTACAAGCAGGATTACATTATCATTCTAATGACCGAAATGAATTATTAATGGTTCGTGAATGGTTATTTGATAATTTAAACCCCGCTCATCAAGCCAAAGCCTTAGCAGAACAATTTGATGATGGAGGAGATATATGGGGTGGGGGTATTTTCAGTGATTTAAAAGATAAAGTGACCCATATATTCGGAAAGAGTAGTAAATACAATAATATCAGTACCAAATCATTAAAAGAATATGGCGGAATGAAAATTAAGGAACTTGTAGCCACACGTGAAAAAATCCAAAAAGCTTTAAATTTTGCGATGAATCTAATATCGTCGGGGAATTTTGGGAAAGAAACTAAAAAACTGGGTTATGATGACCTGTATCATATTCGTCTGTTTGCGAAGATGGAAAACGGGACGTTGTTATTGATTGAGAAAAATGAAGTCATTTATATCAAGCCAACGGATAAAATACGGGGCGAGCCTCTCCCGATAAATTACAAAGAAGGTTCGCTGACCTTACAAGAGTTGATGAATGCTGGTGAAAAATCGATGGGTAAGAATTTCTTTTTATATGACGCATTTACAAATAATTGTGCCTCTTTTGTAGTGGGAATATTAAAAGCCAATAAATTATGGAGTGACGCAAACACGAAATTTCTAGCGCAGGATGTATCATCACTCAAAGCCCAGCTCCCACAAACATCGGCTGTCTCCAATTTCATTACTTCGTTGGGAGCGATTGTGTCTCGCATTCAAGGGAAGGGTAAAAGAAAGGGTAAATATAGTAGAATGGAAGATGACGCCTTTTAGACAACCTTTAAACATTTATTTTATAGCTATATAATATAAATGTCTTTTCTATCTCAAACGTTTCAGGCAGGTTCATCTAATAATACGGGGTCGGTTATTTCAGTATTAAATAGCACAACACTTCCGCTTCCTGACCCAACAGGTAGTGCGAGTTTCACAGGAGCTTGGGTTAGTGCTGAGAAATATTCAGTGATTCAATGCGCCCTTGTTAGTAACACACCTTGTAATTTATTTATACTTCAATCTTTTGAACCCATAGACAACGAAGGAATTTTACCTTTTGTTTATAGTTATGAAGAAGCTCAACTAGATTCACTTCAAAATGTTTATCATTATGTTACACTCCCTTGGGTGAAAATAGAAATATATAATTTTGATTCAGGAAATGAATTATTTTATCTCTCTACTAAATTATCTTTAACTCCTCCTCCGCCTTCATCAAGCATCCAGCCTATTAGTGGAACAGTATCAGTAGATAATTTTCCCGCTATTCAGGATATTTCAGGTTCAGTAGTCGTCTCTAATCTTATAACTGAAACATTAGCTACACGTAGCGTTTTTTACCTAGTAGTTGGAAATTGGTATAGAGTAGCTACGGTAGGTATAACAAGCGGAGCTGAGTGGAATGCGATAGGGGCT